TCAGGTTTAAAGTATATATTTACGTCATTGAGTATATCTTTGAGTACTTCAAAGGTTGATTTTATGGCACTCGCCTGAATTGTTGCCAATTTCATATCTAAAATATATAAGTTTTAATTCTTTATATTCTTATTATATGCATCTGATACACTCTGACTAATCTTATCTTCGAGTTCTTTGGTCATGGCCGGTTGTAAAGTTCTACCATAATCATCTAAACCAAACAAGTCTCCTGAACCTTCTCCATCTCCTTCTAAAGATGTTGTTGAACAACCACCAAAGTTACACGTCTCTAATTCTTTTACAGGTAAGAGAGATTCTAACCAATTTCGTATTTCATTACCGACTAAAAGCTTACCATTTTTGGTAAGCATGGTTGGAACACGTGTAATTTTATTTTTATATTGGGGTGGTATACCCAATTTATTAATATTATGATATTTAACAATTTGTTTGAGTTGTTCATGTTTATTAATATAATCAATTATATCCAAACTATGATTACACTGTGGACTATAAATTAGAAGGGACATATCTTAAAATAGAGTTTACTTTTTTTTATCGAAAAAAACACATTTTTATACATTTTCTTATACACGTAAGATATAGGGAATAAATAAAATCTTTGTCACTTTTTGTGATTACTAAGAAAAAAAAAACTTTTAATATATACAAAGTATCTCCTTGAGAAGGATGTTCGATTTCAAATATAATTTTTCTTTTTACTAATCACTTTTATTGACAAAGATTTTAAAGATTAATAGTATAAATAAAAATAATTATTAATATTAAATAATGAATACTATACTATTGATATTATTAATACTCGTTGTACTCATTGTATTTGTGACCATGTCCAGGGTGGAAATTAAACCAGAAAACCCAGTATTATTGAAAAGTTCTAATACGGAATTATCTGATTATGAAGAATCAGGTGAAGAACTTGAGATATCAAATGATCTCATGCAAGAGATGGTTCTCGCAACAAATAAAGAAGTTTCTAAAAAAACTGGTCTTTGTACGTATATTATCGAAACATTATCTGTAAAAAAATATGTAAATAAGAAAAGTAATCAGGAAAAATATAGATGTATGTTTATGTCGGTGAAACATAAAGGTTTTGCATTAGGGTTTTCCGTTACGTCTGATTTACGAATCATTGATGGAAAAGCTATCGTATTAAACGTGACAACACAACCCATCGACGATAAACCCCTTACAGACCCAAGTATTTATCAAAAATCTATAAAGGGTAAAGAATTCGAAGATTATACAGAAGTTAGACGGAGTGAACTTGATATGGTTAAAAATACAAAAATAATAGATAAGGTTATACATGACTCAAACTCGATGTACGGTAAAATTAACATTTAAAACTCTAAAATAATTATAATGATCAGTATTGATGAAATATCACGTATAACTGAAAAGAGGAATCATTTGAAAAAGGAAACGTATACTAAAATTTACGAACAGATTTCAAAGAAGATACGTCAGTCGGTAGATTTAGGCCATAAATATTTGTTTTGTCAGATACCTTCTTTTGTCATGGGGTACCCCCATTTTAACAGGGCAAAAGCACTACAGTATATAAAACGACAATTTGAAATAGGTGGATTTACAGTTCAGATTATAGGCGAATACGAATTATGTATTTCATGGAAACCAAATAAAAAATCACGAAAAAATGAACACCATGAACATCCAGAAGATACAGAGGATTTTCCTACACTCGTAAACCTTAAAAAAGCAGCAAATAAATACAGGGGAAAATAATTGATGCGTGAGACTTGAAGTTTAAATATGTAAATATACTACAAATATGAGCGACCCTTTAAATATACTCGTCGAGGCAAAACGTGAATATATAGGTCAATTATGTTTACTTATGTGCCCAGTTATGATCGAAACGTTTGAAACAATGTATGAGGAAGCATACAAACTTACAAAAGGTCGAAAAGTTCTTGTCATGTACCAAAAACTTCTGAAAGAGGTTCCAAATTGGAGTGATGCCATGTCAAAACAACACACGGATAATATATCCAATAGGTGTGCGTGGTTTAACGATCTGTTAGCTGCTGTTTTTGTAAGTTGTGTTAAAATTTTATCCGCGGTTCGATTGAATAAAGATAATAAGAAAATTTCATTGAAACTTCCAACGAATGAAGTTTTCATTCAAACGTGTTATAACAACGCCGCCAAGGATTTGTATAGAGACCCATACATTTATCATGAAACGCAAAACGAACATACAAGAAACGATAAATTATACGAGCGTTTTTGTATATGTATCGAAACATCCGTAAAAGAACTCATACCCGTACAACAGATTTTACAAACGTATATGTCTCAAACACAGGAAGGTCAGGATTTGGATGTTGGTGAAGCTGAAGTTGGTGACTCTGAAGACCCCGACCTGATCGATGGGTATGAAGAGGAAACGTCAGAAGAGCCATTCGATGCCGAACCCCCAATGGAACCTCCAATGGAACCCCCAATGGAACAGGTAATGGAACCGGAACAAACTTCACCATTTGAAAACGAATTTCGAACTATTGATACGAAGCAGCCACAGCAGCCACAGCAGCCACAGCAGCCACAACAGCCAGAAGAAGAAGATGAAGGAGTTTTGTTTCCAGACGCATCCGAAACCCGTGCAAAAAAAGTTGGCTACTATTAAATGGAGTTCGAAGACTATTTAAGAGACCCCGCGTGGGCCGGAATTATCGCCGGTTTTATAACCGCAGGATACATACACTTTAAAGCAAAGATCAACAACGAAGGTAAGCTTCCCGTAAGTGCATACACAAAACCAGCTGCACTTATAGCAATTTTAGTATTTTTTATTGTTACTAACGGACTAGGTAAGAAAGAGACCATATCAACGGAACCATTTTAATTTTCTGACTTAAAGATAATATACATATTTACAGTATAATATGACTTCCGTGACCGCATTCAATGATATGATGGGTCAATTTCTTGTGGAATTACACAAGACATTTCCAGAAGAAAAAGGCTTGAAAAAGTGTTTATCGGCTTTCGATTTAATGAAAGCTTCAAACCCACGTTTAGTTGTAGACGGGTTTATGCAGGGTGTTACCCCGTATGCCGATAAGATTTCGTCCAAAGACGAATCATTTTTTATTGAAGAATCTAAGAATTTAGATTTTATGAAAGGTGTAAACCTCGAAAAACATTGGGGAAGTGCTTCCGAGAATACAAAAGGTGCAATTTGGCAATATGTTCAGACGCTCTACATGCTCGGTACAACCATTAGTTCGATCCCAGAAGACACACTTTCCATGATTGAGACAGTTGCAAAACAGTGTGCAGATAAAATGGGTGAAGATGGAAGTGAACTCGATGAAGCCGCGTTGATGAAAACCATGCAGGGTATGTTGGGTGGTATGATGAAAAAATAAACTCACTATATATAAATGACATCTTGGTTTGAAGATCCAAAACAATTGGTTCGAGTAGACAAAGTTCACGAATTTTGGCCGTCAAAGACACAATCTTCAGCAGACCGTGTTAACGCGACTGCTCGTTTTATCATTTATGCAACGTGTTTAATATACCTCATACGACGTGATCCACGTATATTCGTTTTAGGTGCAACCGCACTCGGTGTTCTTTATATAATGGAAAAATCTAATATGGTGAAAGAAGGTGTTATACGACCAACAAATGTATACAATAATGTGGGTAAAGAATGTTCCATGCCAACAAAAGACAATCCTATGGGAAATGTTCTCATGTCGGATTATGTAGATAGACCAGACAGACCCCAGTCGTGTCATTACCCAACCGTAAAAACCCCAGTAAACAATTTTCTAACAGGTGACATAAAATATGGACCATCTCGTTCGCGTTCATCTATGCCCGAATATCAAAGAAACGCACTATCGAGACAGTTTGTAAGTATGCCAGATACATCTATAGGTGGTACACCATATTACGAATTTATCCATGGAAAAAGAGATAATACGTGTCGTCAAGACCCGAGATTATGTAATCCAGACGCGAGAGGGGTTCAACTTGAGGCGTTTGCGGGACTTGATCCAAACGGTGATAAAAGAAGTGGTATGCATAGAGGTTCTGGGTTAGGACCTTAATTTTAAACAATTTAATAATAAAGTAGTAGATACTCGATTTCCATAAACAAAATCTTTTGTAATAATAAATGGCGTATCAACTCCAACCAGGAATGAAAGTGGTTCAAGATCATGCGGTTCCCGCTGTTTGCGCGACCGAAGAAGTTTTTGTATATCCTCAGCCCAGTACCCTTAACTATACATCACATAGACCAAACACTATGTTATATGGTACTGCACCATACATGGCGGGTAAAGGTTCGCCAGCACAATATATCGATACATCGGATCAACTCAGACCACAAAGCACATCTCGTTTCAATAAAGTTTTGGCAAAAACGTATGAAAGAAACTTTCATCCACTCCAAAATGTCGAGTGTAAGTTACCACTTAGAACACAAACCTACGAACCATTGAGTACCAGAGCCGAAATGCAAAATGGATTATTTCAGCAAAGATACCTCAATAAAAATCTCGCTAAGAAATAAGAATGGCTGATCCTATATCTATAATGGCTATAGCCGGTTTAGTTTATGCCGGTAGAAAATTGAGTCAACCAGACGAAAAATACACAGTAGAAGGTAATACTATAGAAGAAGCGGAAATCGTTTCGGAATTTTCGGATAGAGATGTCTCTATACAATCTGAATATTTGGGACCTTTATCACCACTAGTAGAACCATCATATAGTTCAAAACAAGAAATGGGGTCGTTCGCTCAAATTGCTCCACAACAGCGATCTTCGGGTGGCGAAGTCTTGTCTATGAGAAATCGTATGTATGACGCGGGGCGAATGAATAATCTTTCACCAATTGAAAAACAACTTGTTGGACCAGGTTTGGGTGTTGGACCAGAAGTTCCCGCATTTGGGGGTCATCAACAATTGTTCCGTGTTAATCCAGAGAATGTTGGTGCGTATCGCTTAACGACTTTACCTGGTAGGTCAGGTCCAGCATTTGATGCTAAGGGTGGTAGACGTGGTATTGTCGGTGAAGTTGCACATAATAGACCAGAAAAGACGGCGTTTTTACATGGTCGTCTCCCCCCAGTTGCAGGCAGAGCACAGGGTATGACTGGTAGAACACCAAGA